GATTTGATTATGGCAATCTGCATATTTGTCCATATTTCTTGATGACGAAAATGCGAACTGGTCATTACCAAAATCTCTCTGTGGTGTCATACGACAATTTGGTATGTAAAGTTTGTTGTTATCTAAGTCTGCAAACGGAATTACCACATTTAATGCAAAATCATAACGAGAACGAATTACCCAATCATAACTCGTCATTGTTTCTTCTTCATGTATAATTTTTAACTCATTTGCTTTCATCAGAGAGTAAGTAAGATTCCATGCTGCACGAGCCGGATCTTTTACTTTCCAATTTGGTTGTGGCGGAGGAACTCTGGTGTATTTTGATAGGTCATTTGTCAAAGGTTTTTCTATCATCGCTGCAACTGGTGCGTAAATAGAAACATCTTCTAAGCCAGGTGAATCCCAAACATGGCAAAATACATCTACATCATAATGGTCTAACAAATTTTTTTTGTGATATTCATAACCTTGTTTTACACACCTTGGTTGTCCACTTAAACACAATGCAATCTTAGCCATATTTTGCCTCTACTACTTTTTTCCATTCTGGAACTCTATCATATTGATGAACAATTGTAAAAGGTATTCCTGTAGATGTTGTAACTTCTTCATTCTCCATCTTTGGTTCTGCTTCAATTAAAAATGGTCTGAACTGATCAATTTTACTTGGATCTGCTGTTGTACCAAGTTGTGCAGCCCAAGCATCTTCTGACCTCAAATAAACTGAGGTTTGCAAATATGGTTGTGATTGAATCATAAAATTAAATGTTGATTGATCACAAATTGGAATTGGCCTACCAATAGCTGCAGCAAAAATACTAATAACTAAATCTCGCATAGCATCACCACGGCCAGCAAGAACTCCTACATTATAAATTTCATTATTTTTATAATGTTCATAGATATAATTTCCATATGTTTCAAATAGGTTTTGATTTCCCCAAGGCTCGTCTTTATATCTTATGCTTTCGGAAGCAAAGATATAATTTTTATCTTCTGGCATATTTTTTTCCAAATAATCAATAGGATTTTTTTGGAAAATAACATCTTTTACATCGGTAGTAATTACAAACCGATATTCCCTTTTTGATAGTAAGGAATGAATATGTAGAAATCGTTCAACATGAACAGGAATGCCAGATTGATAAACAAGATTACCTTTTTCGTCTTGTTTAAATCCAATAATTTCAAAACCAGCTGCGTGAACTTTTTTGAAAGTGTCATAGTCACAATTCATAAGAATCATAACTTTGTCACCTTGAAAACCACTTTTATTGATGGAATTGATCCAATATTTTAATTTGGACCAATCATAATTGGTAGAACAACCTACAATCAAATCTTTCATAATAACTCCATTGTGTATTAATTACTTATGCTTACTATAATCCTTAAATCGTTTTATTTCTTGGCCTGGTGTTGCGTTTTGATAATTTCGCCGTAATGTATCTGTTCCCCATTGGCCTGCACCAGCAACAGGCAATATATCTGGTTTTACTTCTTCATTTACACTTTTATGGAGTTTCACATTTGTTACCGATTGAATGTGTTTCCAAGCACTTTGCGTATCTTTATTCTTTATGTGTTGCTGAAGTTTTTTCTTTTGTTCGGCATTGGCTTTTTGGTGAAACTTAAACATTTCCATGGCACCAATATTACCAACATATGCCGCTTCATCTACTTTGCTTTTAAACATTATCCCCTCGTTAAAGCAAGAATCTTCTGCATTTGTTTTTCTAAAATTGGACCACGATTTGGCCAATGAATGTATGGTTGACTAGATGACTTGTAAAGATTGGTAAGAAAAGGCATGATAATCTTTTCTACTTGATCTAGCCTTGCTTTGTATTCTTCTACTGTTTCATCTTTTTCAGCGATGACTGCTTCATATTCGGCTTCGTCAACCGCAGTAAAGCCAAAATCATCTTCACCATATTCTTTGAGAATGTCGTTGATATTGTAAGTCATTTATTTTTTCTTTCTCATATTATTTAAAACTTCTTCCAAACCTTTTTTTGTAGAAATGTTATGGGTGGAATGTTCAACGCTTTTTGGATGTGCTCTAAAGTTTACCTGCATTCCTGTTCCTTGTTCATTTTGCCCGCCACCAGAACGCTCTGTTGCAACTTGGAAATGCCCTGTTCCCTTCAATACTGGAAGACCAGTTGAATGTGTATCACTCCTATGACTCTTACCTGCTCTGTATGTTCCTCTATCATGTATGTGTATCACATGAACATCATGGTCTTTCATGTATGCATGAGCAGGTTTCATGTCAGTATGGTCAGTTCCAAAACCAGGTAAAATTTTTCCGGCCCTTGGTTTACCCCAATGTTTATTGAGATGCTTCATAAGTGGTACACCATCAACTGTGCTTTTTTCAACCTCACTTGATAAACTTGGTTTTTCTTTTTTAGTTTTTTCATTTATATGCCATCCTTTTTCAGGATGATACCGAAGAGCAACAGAACCTAATTTTGCACCAGAAATACTTTTCTTCGTTTCTCCATGTATAGTTTCTTTAAAGGCGCCACCTAATTTTTCTTTAGATTTTGGGTGAAGAATATGAAAATCGTGGCCTCCACTTGAACCTGCAGCTTTAACTCCTTTATCCATTGCACCATGGCGTTTTAGATGTTTGACTAATTTTTCTTCTAAACTAAAAGCGTGTGATGTATCGGATTCGTATAAAAAAGTTATGAATCTTTTCATTTGTCCCATGCCTTCTGAGCATTAAAATTCTGTTGAGAAAACTCCATTCTGTCCACCAACTTTACTGCACCACCAGTGAGCCGAGAAACTGCAACGAATCCTTCAGGTGCTGTCACTCTAAATCCGTTTTCTGTTTTTACAAATGTGCCAATTGATTTGACTGTTTCTAACTTACGAACAATCATCAGTTTTGCATCTACTAATAGATTCTGTAAATCAAAGATGGATCGTAATTGTGCTGCATTTTGACGGAAGAACCGCATGAGTTCTGTTTTAGCTGCAATTCGTTTTCTCTTTGTTTCTTCTTTCTTTACATCAGCAATATCTTTATTTAGCTTCGCCTCAACCCAGCGAATCAATTCTAATGTGTGCTGATTTGTATTACTAATCTTTTTACCTTCACGCACTTTAGCATTGTTGAAGGTTTTAATATAAGTTTTAATTACTTCATTTGAAGAAATGCGATTTAATACCATAGAGTTGATATTTTGAAATGTGCGACCTGCTAAAGAAAGAATTGTGGTAAGTTGTTTTGTTTCTTCTTCTGTGAATGTAGCAGAACCAGAAGTGTCTACAAATGAAGCATCACGGAACCAAACATCTTTGGTGTTCGTAAGACCTCCAAGGTCAACATTAAAAGAAGCCTTCATATCTTGCATCTTTTTACCTGTGTATGATGTATGAAACACCACACCAATTTGTGCATCTAGCATTGAACGAGCCAATTTTATATCAGAAGGCACCGCATAAACAATCGTGTTTGGTTGAAATGTTATGTATGATTCACCACCAATAACTTGTTTCTTAATATCACCTTTTGTAAACATCATATCACCTTGCAAGACACCTTTGATGCCAAGTTTTGGCAGATAACGCAAGGCTACTTTGAGTTTTTGATTAAGGCCTTCTGTTGGATGATTATTGTCAATATCTTCATCTGTATAGTTTAATTTTGGATTGACATTGAATACGCCTTTGGTGCCAACAAAAAATTTACCATTCTCAGGATTAGCACCAGCAAAAATAGCAGGTGCGCCATCCCATTTGGTCGTAACATTTACTTTTGATTCGGCATTACCTGCCAACATATTGCGAAGTGATTGTAGAAAGTTAATGGCAGACCTGGCACCGGACACACCAAAGTTTAGAACTTCATCCTCAATATGCTCGAGGTGAACATTCTTACCTTCTTTACCTTCTGTTAAGTATTCTGTGAAATTCATTAGCTATACTTTATAAAAATACTACTGTTTTTTGTAGCAGATGAAGCATATTCAAAAATGTATTTACAAAAATCATCTTCTTTTTTAGATTGCAATACCGCATATACTAAACTAATTCCAAGATATTTGGACATCCACCAAGTTTTATCTTTTCTATGACCAGCTTTTGCCTGCATTATTAAACTATCTAAACTATCTTTAGATTTTGACAAGTATTTGAACATTGTAGCAAATTCTTTAAAATCAGAATCTTTTGGGTTTTCAATTGGTGCTTGATTTGGTTGTGTCAATTTGGTCCTAGGAACTCCAGATTCTATAGCACCAGACATTATAATTCCTCCACCAATTTTTCCGCCGGCGGCACTTTTACCTTTAATTTCTCCTTGCCAAGAAGATGGTTGTGGTCTACTAGAAAAATTACGAAACTGAATTTCGCCATCAACGCCTTCTGATTTATATTGTATATAAATGTCTTTTGAATCAAACATATTTGCGCCGAGTTTTATTCCTCTAAACTGTGCTATGAGTGGTTTACCGTTATTAAAAATTTTAGAATGTGCTTCAGTTGCTTTAGGATCTAACTTTTTTAAAGAAATACCAATCAAATTAGTTTTTGCAAACTCATCATAAATGTAACGGTTATAATCTCTAAGTGTTGGCCATTCTTCTTTCAATCTAAAATCTTTTTTGGCCATCCAAATATCAGCAGGATTCCATTTATCATCACCAGTAATGCCACTATCTTTTTTAAATTTTCTCCATTGATTGTAAATAGAATCTACAAATCGGCCGCCACGATAAAATTTAAATCTTTTTCCTGTCTTAGCGCCAGGCACTTCTTCGAAAATTTTATTTGCTGTTTTTATAATGCTAAGAAACCATTTTTCATCAAGACCTTTCATACATTGTTTTAATGTTCTATCGCAATCAGCATCAGCGATTGTTCTTTCTGTAACCTGAGATATATCACCAAGAGGTTTACCATAATGTTGTCTAGTTGCACAAGCATATGCTTGCATAGATTCTGCTAATGCGGTTACTTCTGCACCAGCACCAGATTGACTTGAATTATCAGTATTGACTTTAGTAGGAATTTTCATATTCATGTATTTATCCTACCACGACTATCTGATAATGTCAATCTCCTTATCACCAGTCCAAACTTCTATCTCCGTTCTCAGTCGATTTTCTGTCTGAAGTGTTGTAAATCTACTACAAGCCTTCTTTTTCCACCACTCTACGATGTTTTTCAGGTGGTGTTTATCGTAGTTTTCTTTGTCTGGTACAAGTTTGTCTGTCTTTCCAAGAACAACGTCTTTAAAGTTGGAAAATCCATAGTTTGAATAGTAGTATCGTTTTCTTTCGGTCAAACCTTTGGCTTTTTGTATGGTGGCCATAAATGTATCATAATCACTCTTATGATTCTTTAATGCGGCTTTGGTCATCGCAATAATTGTGGTACTGATCTTTAACTTGCGGCTAGAAGCATCAGCAGGAACAAACTCACCAACAATACCTTCAACATAATCTTTCAAATCTTCATATGGTTTGCCGTGCATCATTGGTAAAAAGTCAGATTCAGTTACACCGCCAAATCGCAAATAAGGTTTCATACCATCATATTGTGACACGGCTTTTGTAGTGCCATATAAACTTGTAGTTTCAAACAGACAAGTATTCATTTTGTATTTTTTATTCAATATCTCACGCACTTCATGTGAACAACATATACCTGCGAGTAACTTTCCACCAAGATAATTGAAACCAAAAGGTTGTGCAGGTACAATTACAAAACCCATGGCTGAAGCACGATTGAAAGCCTTGGTTGTTTCTAATTCATTTGTCATTACACAACCAAGAAGTTCGTTTCTTGGCTTCATCATAATCGTTGGAGAACCAATACGAATGAAACCAACCCACTTCTGAGTTTTCTTTTCCATTACAGCCAAACGAACATTACGACCAGGTGATGATAGATTATTGTGTGAAGATATAATATCCAAATATAATTGCCATCTAGCCGATTCTAATTCTACAATCTCAAAATCCATATCTTGTGGGTTCATTGTAAAATCAGAAAATAAATCTTCTTCTGGTCCATAACCAGGCAGAGCAAATGGCATTTCTGCAAGAGAGTTTAATTTCTGCTCTCGCATATATTCATCTATTCGGTTAAAATCACCAAAATAGTTTTCAAAGACCTTGGCACAATGCAGAGCCTGTTCATAATTTAAATTAGACATAATGTAAATAACCACCAATAATATATTTGTTGCCACTCAATGGTTTTAAACCAGCATGTGGATATGTCCATGTTGGAGGAAACATCAATAATCTTCCAGTTTTTGGTTTCACAGAATGATATGCAGGTTGATTTGTGTTGTTTTGAAAAACTGTTTCGCCGCCATCGAGCACATCGTTAAGATAAAAGAAAAAAACAAGAAATCTTTTACATGAATTTGCGTCATAACAATCCGCATGAAATTTAAATTCATCTTTATCATTAGGCAAATATCTTTTCAATCTCAACTGTTCGTAGGCTGTTACTTTTGGCCAAACTAAATCATCAATTCCACAATTTGTTTTGTAATGATTAAAATAGAATCTTATGTTATCCAATAATGTTTCTTCGACTTTACTCCAATTTTCATTGATAGAAATATTTAATTCTGTAAAAGAAATAATATCTGTATTCACTTGTATTTGATTAACGGTGTCTTGTTCGAATTTAGTTATTGTATCATCACAAAATTCTTTCGTCAAAACATCATCATAACATTTTATAAAATTCATAGTAAATTTTGTGCAATAACCATACAAGAAATCCAAACCCAAATAGTATTAAAACCTACAAGAGTTGGTAATAACTTTTTGTTGCTTGCCCATATTAATGTTAAACTTGTAAAAAGAGTTAGAAAAAATAACCACCAAATTTGAATACCAAAAATTAAACCAGGAATAATAATAATTGCTTTTGCAGCCCAGCTAGCAAATTCTACTGTATTATAATCTGTCCAATATTTTTTGGTAAACCACATACTGTAACATTCTTTAATCTTAACAAAACTACAATGCCTATAAACAAAATAGATTAAAATAATGCAAAGTATATTTGCGCTAACTATCTGTAATAGTGTCATACTTTTAAGCCTCCAAAGTCACGATTAAATTTACTTTCTCTGACACCAAATGTATTGATTGGTCCTTTATCTTCATCTTGGCCAGAATCAGTAATACCTTGTTGTGCGGAATCTTCCACATCATACAATCTCATTTTAGACCTATCAACACCGACAACAAATCGTTTGAAGGCATTTGGATCAGAATACCGATTCTTCAATTGCTTAACAAGTATTTGATTTAGGCTTTCTAGTTCTTCATTTGTAATTAAAGCAAACATAAAGTCGGCAGTTGCAGGCAGACCAAATGATTCACTTGTATCTTCCAAACCAGGATCAGAATTGGTGAAACCACTTCTTGTTGTTTGTGTCGCAGAAACAATTGGTAGATTATTTTCTACAGCAAGACCACGAAGTTCTTCAGCAATTGATTTGATATAGGTATAACTGTTTACATTACCACCAGGTTTGATTCGAGCAGAGGCACAGATGTTCAAATAATCAATAAAGATAATATCTGGTTTAAAAGTTTTCTTTAGAGCCAACTCATTCAACAAAGCACGGAAGTGTAGTGTCGAAGCGCCAGCGGTTGGATATTCTTTGATAATTAGTTTACCATGTGTCTTAGTTCGTAGTGCTTCAAACTTTCTTTCATAATCATTCTTACTCATCGTGTGTAGTTCATTGAAATCGGCATTGAGCAAGTTCGCATCAATTCTTTCTGCTATCTTTTCTTCGGCCATTTCCAATGTAATGTATAGCACATTAAGGCCCTGTGATAAACAACTGCCTGCCATATGACACATAAACAATGATTTACCAACACCAGTACCAGCAAGTGCGATGTTCAAAGTTTTAACTGGCAGGCCGCCTTTTGTAATCTTGTTGAATATATCCAAATCAAAGCGAACACGGCTTTCTACACGATGATAGAAGTCATATCGGTCATCAAAGTCCTGCATATAATCGTGACCAACATTACTATCAAAGGAAACACCAAGAGCATCAGCAAGTAATTTTGGTATTTCGCCTTTTGATTTTTTAGATTGTTTGTCATCAAGAATATGCACAGATTCCATGATGGCGTTGTAGATTGCTTTATCTTGGCAAAACTTTTCAGTTTGCTCGGTAATCCATGCCAGTTCTACTGTTTCATCTTTGGTTTCTTTGATTGCATTGAGAAGCTCAATCGCTGACTTCACTTGTGGTTCGGTCAGCGATTTACTCTCGGTAAGATTGATTACAAGAGCCTCATGTGACGGAAGATTCTTGTATTTGTTGGTAAATTCAAAAACTTCTTTAAAAATAATTCTTTCTGCATC